GATTTGCTAAAGCATTTAAGGCTCTTAAGAAAGAAAACTTCTTAACTTCTTTCTTATCCAAGCCAACTTCATTTGATGTCATGTCTGTTGAACGAATTGGTGTGTTGTTTACATCTGCCTTGTTTTTTACAAGGTCTAAAATTGCCGCTCTAGCCTCAACAACAGATTTGTTGCCTTTAATTAGAGTTTCAGCAATTTCTTCTGCTCCATACTCACCAAATTCACGACATAAAGAAGTGATAGATGCTGTACGAGCGTTATTTTCATCAATAGCACGTTGAACTTCGGCTTTGATGTCGATTTCAACGGATTTCTCCGCTTCAACCTGAGTTTCTTTGATTGGTTCTTCCATAGTGCGAACAGAGGGTGATGCGGAATCATCCGCAGAATTAAGTTCCATAGTTGGTGACTTATCTTCCATATTAATACTATTACCTTGAGAGGGTGCAATTAAACTTCTTCCGAAACCTATTGTAGGATCTGCTGGGACAGTTACAACTGATAGTTCATGGACTGACCATGACCTAGCAAGCATACCCTCTTCAGTCTCATCCA